GTCCTGGGAACAGGTCACCGAGCTACAGGGCGAAGCCATTGTGTTGTTCGCCACCGTGTTCGGTTTTCTGGTCCTGAAAAAAGTCCTGAAACAGTGAGGTATCACCCATGCAACACATCAAGACCCTGCGTCGCTCCCTGGGCGCCGCTGCTGCAACCGGCCTGCTGGCCGTTCAACAGGCCTATGCGGCTGTGCCACCGGAAGCCACTGGCGCCCTCGATACCGCGGGCGAGGATATCGGAACCATCGGTTGGGCTGCGCTTGGCTTGATCATCGCCGCCATGGCGTTCAAGTACATGCGCCGCGCGCTGTAACCGGAAAACGCGCACTGCATGTGCCGAAGCAAACAAACCCCGCTCCGGCGGGGTTTTCTCTTTAAGGGAAACGCCAATGAGCTACGAACTGTACGTACTGATTCTTACCACGTTGGCGTTTTACCTCGTGTTTTTTGGGCGGGTGTAGGGATGAAAGGGATTCTTCGAATTGCCTTGTTGATTGCTTGTGCTTGGGGGCATGCGGCCTGGGCTGAAGATTATTATTGGACTCCCTCCGGTGGTTCTCAAGCCAACAAACGCTTTTCTTCTCCGGCTTCTGCTTGTGATGCATTTGCGTTATCTATCAAGAAACCCAATGGTTCTAGTGTTTATGTAAAGGGTCAGGTGGTTGGTACTGGTGAGACAAGTCGGACTTGTCGCGGTGTTGAATCTACCGGTACATGGCTTCAAATTGGTTATGTTTATCGTCGGGGTGACGGTTGTACGGCGCCTGCCGAATACAACTCCATAACTGGCGAGTGCGTAGCACCCGAAGAAGACAAATGTGCGTCAACTGAAGGTCAAATAATTGATCATGAATACAACGGCGGCCCGGTAGATCGTCCGGGGCCACCTGATGCACCGCCTCCTGCTATTTGTGAGAATCAATGCCAGTACGCGCGCACTAATGTTGTTAAGGGTTGCTCTCGTTTCCTTGATGGCGACAATCTTACTGACGTATTTTGTACTGTTGAATATAAGGGCAATGGCAGTTCTTGCACTTCTGGCAATCCTTCTCCAGGTAATCCATTCGATCAGCCGCCAAGCAAGCCGCCAACTAAAGCTGATCCGACATTTGCAAAAGACAGCAAGTGCGGTGATTGGGAAACGCACGCTGACGGCACTCAAACGCGTTCATGTAATTCAACTGAGGAAAGCAAGCAGCCTGGAAAGGTTGATTGCAGCGGTGATAGTTGCAAAGCCGGCGTCCCGCCACCGGATTACAGCAAAA